TAAATAGAAAATCAATCTGCGAAAAGTATTAATCGTAAATAAAAATGACTAAGCACTATAAAATACATATCAAAAGTTGCAATACTAATTTAAAGGTAACCTATCGTAATGGTTCTTTTTTAAAGGTTGAAAAGTTAACGGGCAAACTCACTAATGAACAGGTAAAAAGTATTGGGGTTTTAATCCCGCCAACCGAGAATAACATAGAGTTCTATAAAAGAGATTTACAGCATATCATTACAATAACACCTATTGAAAAAGCCAAAACATTATATACAGAGTTTTTGGATGAGTGGTTTGCTTTTTATGATGACTTTATGAAGATTAAACCCCGTTTTAATGCCATAGACGGAAAGCATTTAAAAGCAATCATAAAATACCTTACCGAAATATCACAGGATGAAAAAGAAGCATTAGAACTTTGGAAAATCATTTTAAGTAATTGGGAAAAACTCGACGATTTCTATAAAAAGAGTGCTGATTTAAAATTTATAAGCAGTCAAATCAATAAAATACTAATCAATGTCAAAGGAGCTAACAAAACAAACGAACAAGTTTTTAAATCCGCAATGGAAAGCGAAGCAGGAAGAAACTTTAAGTTTAAGTAAAAATATCATTTCGGGACAGGCGAGACTTGCCCAAATAGAGATGAGCTTAACTATAAATGATACGTTTACAAAACCCCATTTAAGAAGCATTTTTGTAAATAAATATAGTAGTGTTGGGTACAGTGTGGTTAATGTTCTGGTGAATCGTTTTATAGACTCCTTTGCTTTTACTACTAAATTAAATAAAGAACAAATAGAATGTCTTACCGTTGATACTCTCGAAAACTTCGCTTATGAGAGTCTCGAAGATGTGATTTTGTTTTTTAAAATGGCTCGCTCTGGCAGATTTGGAACCGCTAAAAAGAGTGTAGACTCAAATTTGATATTTGGTGAATGGTACCCAAAGTATTTAGAGAAAAAAGCCGATTTAAGAGAACAAAAGTATACAGAAGAAAAACACGAGTTTAATAGTACTCCTATAACGATGGAAGATGTTAAAAAAACATATTCTGAAATCAATAAAAAAAACCTAAAAAAACGTGTCCAAAATCACATTGATAAGATTACCAAGAATATGGATAGGCAAATGTTAGAGGATACTATTACAGATTGGAATAGAGATTCCAAACGCAAACCCTATATAGACTTGTTAAAAAGAAAACGAAAAATCATTAAATAACCATCATTAATTTAATTATAAACAACACATAAAAACCGAAAAAGATGTTAAGAGAATTTAGAGATTACGCAAACAAAGTACTATTAGACACCGAAACAAAACACAAAATAATCCCTACTTATACGGTAGAAAATTGGCGTTTAACCGATGAGTTATGGGCAAAGGATTTACCAGAAAAACTAAAAGATATAGGCTACAGACTATCAGAGTATACAGATAAAAAAGGATATCACGAAGTTTTCCAACCACAAGAAAAGTTTTGTAGTACGATCGGGGATGATTCCAGAAATTATGGACATATATCTAAAAAAATGTTACAGATCATTTCTAGGTATTAAAATCAATAGTTACATATATTTGCATACTAGTATTCATTAAGACACAGAAAATTAAAACAAGTAAAATAAAAGCCGTTATAACGGCTTTTATTTATTTTATAGAATTAATTTCTATTCTATCGGATGCAATAGTGTATTTTCCACGGGCTACAGAGACTGTTTTGCCACCAAAACTATTATTCGCCCTAAAGCTCATTGAGAGTAAAAAATATTCTTCTTTATCGTCTAACCCGTATTCTATTTTTTCAAAACTATCAGGACTTTTAAGCTGTTTTTTTACCATATATTTAAAAGTAGATAACGCCTCTTCTTTAAGCTCATTACGCTTGCTTATACTATCTTCTTTCGCTTTTTGAGCTAATTCTTCTTTTGTGGGTTTAATAGTTGTGGTTTCTTTTTTAGTAGATATGGAATAAACAAATATCAAAGTAATAATACCAGCAATGACATACTTTGTTTTTTTACTAAAGTTAGGTTTCTTATTTATTTTGCTCATAAAACAACTTTTTGGATATAAAAGGTAAAGATATTAATTTTGTTTTCATGCGCCGGAATACGCCTGAATTTAATAATAGAAACAAATTAGTAAGGAACTATGTTTCCAAGCTCTTTAAAAAACATCACCAATGGAAAGCTGATGAGATTTTTAAAGAAGCGGGAAAAAAGCACTTTATTTCTCCCAGAACTGTAGAAGCTATTGTAAAAGGAGAAGGTATTTATACTTATTAGTAATATACATACTATTATTATTATTTTATATCTTTATACTTCAACTAATTTTAAATATCTTATTACGATGAAAAAAGAAAATTTAAGAACTGTTTTTGTAAATGAGAACCTCATTGATGGTATAAAAGAAAATGGCTATTTTCACACTTGGGGTACAAATAGTGAAGGTTCTACCATAGGTATTGTAGAATTTAGAGAACGGCACTATGCACTCTTTTTACCCAATACAAATTAAATTTACTGATCGAAAAAAAGAATATCCGGTTTCTGTAGGATAATAAATTTTGTATATTTGTAAAGCGGAAGCGGGGCAACCCAAAACCGCCTCCTTAGGCATCTATTTTTAGATGCCTATTGAATTTTCAGGAGCTTTACATAATTTTTATCTACTAAATCTTCACGAGATAAATACACCGCTTTATTACCTCTTACAAAGTATAAGCCTTTAAGATACTTGCTTCTGTCTGCATGTATTTTACGACTTAACTCTCGTTTTAATATAACAACATCAAAAGAGGTAGCCTGTATATGAAACACGCCGAAGTATTCGTTATTCTTGTTTTTAATAAAACATTGTTTTTTTAGACTATCCAAAGCATTACGAATACCAGTAAGTACTGTAATTTCTTTTAAGTCCCCTACTAATCCGTCTAGTTCAAGCTCTGGATTTTTTACTTTTTGTATTTCCAAATGTGGTCTAATTTTAATATCTGTTTTAAGGTTCTTGTTAATGAGTGCTGCTATTTCTAGATTAACCTCCAAATCATTACGATCTGCCCATGCACTTACACTTACTTTTTTATCCTTTAAGTGGATATATTCAGGAGCTTTTAATTTGTAACGTTCTGCATCTTCCCGTAAAATCCTTTTCTCATCAATGTTGGCTTTAAAATACGGGTGGGTTTCATCAAATACCTGACCTGTTTTACCTACATTGGTATTAAACATTTTAGGCAATTCTGGCATATTATCTACATCGATGCCATTCGTATTTACTTCTTCATCTGTTTGTATATTATCACACCCACACCCCCAATCATTAGGTACATAATGTGTGTCCCAAAACTTGTGATCTATTGGTAAGACAAGCCCATGCCATTTACTATGCAATTCCCGTTTGGTATCACGTTGTATTTGCACATACTTTATATTTGGATATAAATGTTTACGTTTTTGAAAATCTTGCCACTTAGCCGCAGCATGTGAAGCCGATACGGCATGGTCGTATTCTGTTTTTAACCACCTTTTATTATAATCCCCACTAAGCTTTAACGCTTCTTTTTTAAAACTCCCCCAGCTTCTTACGTCCCCGTTTTCATCAATCAAGAGCTTTACCAGTTCATTTTTAAACGAATGGTTTTTAAATACTGAAAAACTGGCGGCATTGGTTTTAAGATTAGACAGCATTTCAAAATCGGCATAGTTGTATTGTAATTTCGAGCTATATCCTTTTTCTATCCCAGAACTCATATTGGTATATATTTCTTTCCAAAACAACCCTTCGGTAGCTGGATTAATCCCTTTACGTTTAAATAATTGTCCGATGTAACGCTCTACAATGGACAATTTTACAGGGTTAAAATCATCATCGGATAAATTAATAGGGTCACAACAATGTGTACGATAAAAAAGTTTAAGAAGGCTTAGGGCTTTTTTTTTTCGTCCTTTTCACCTTTTTGTTTTTGTGAAGCGTGGTACTCTATTTCTACACCGTAGGTTTCCTCTACATAGGATTGTTTAAGGACATACCCATTTTTCATGAGTTTATTATCAATCTCTATTTTTTCTTTAGGATTAACCGTTTTACTCACACTAATGCTATAGCCTTCTGGAATATCATAACCATAGTATCGCATTACTGGTATGAGCTTGTCATTAAGATAGCTTAATATGTTTTTCTCGTCGTCCTTTACAACCTCGGTTAATGTATTTTGGTGTACTTCGGCTTGTGACTTTGAACTCCCGTTATCGGTGGTCATGGTCTGGTGTAAAAACAGTTTGGATATTTCACCGTCCAGAGCTTCTAATTTTTTATAGAATACATTAAAGGCATCCGCTTTGGAGTTTTCTTTTATTTCTACTTCGGTACCCATTGGAAATACCCCATAGGGTGCGCTACCCATTTCATCTAACCACGCCGCAACCTCTTTTTTTACGGCATCGGATTGGGATGCTATTTTTGCAATACGAATAGGTACCCCAAAAAGCTCCTCGAACTCATCCCATGAACTCCATGAGTGACGTTTAAGTATTGCATACGGCACCGCTTTTTCTAAAAGCCCTATACCTTCGCCAAGCTCGGCGTATAACAATTCATTGGGGAACTCTTCGTATGGTAATCCTTTAGTATCGGTAACCTCTTTTAATAAAAGACCATATTCCGGGTTTATAAATTCCCTATCAATATTAATAACCCGTTTAATATTCCCTTTTTCAGCTTCGGCAATAAGGATCAACGAATATTGGTAGTAAATAGATTGGTGGGCGAATTTTATAATATCATAAAACCACTTCTTTTTTTGGATAAATTTAGAGCGTTCTTTATCTACCAATCCTTCTGTATCATTAAATACAAATTCTTTGTTTGAAGTCCTAAGCGTTCTATTACCGCTTACTGCCGTTATATGTCCGCCTTTCATAGCATCTTCATATAATTGTATAAGCATATAGGTACTTGGATTATTTACCGAGTAGCGTGCAGCTCTTGCCCGTACCCAGTCGCTTAATTCATGTCGTGATAAACGTTTATTACGTTTCACGATATCTACCATAAAGTTTTGTACCTCTTTGATGCTTTTAGCATTACCGCTAAACTTTTTTGTATTTACCAAGTTCCCGGATAAATTCAGTTCGGAAGTTCCTGTATGTGATGTATTATAACTCATTTGAAAATGTTATCCATTGTTTTGTTAATCTTTTGCTCTATTTTTCTATCCAATACGTGTGATGCTCCCATGTGTTGCCGCTTTGGCATTCCTTTTAATCCTTCGTTATGCCGCTTGGCATATTTCTTATAGGTAAAAAACACCACGCTATTACGTCTTGTTTTAACCCGGTAGCTATTTCTTAATTTGTTACCTCCACTGGCATGCCCTGTTAACGTAGGTCGACCGACAATACTACGACCGTATTTGTTGGGACTTCCTTTACGTCCTACCCGATTGGTTCGATACCTTGTAATTTGCCGCCCTCTTTTGTCGGTCGTGGTTCTTTTTTTCCATTTTTCTACCGATCTATCGGTAAATCCTTCATCTTCAAAACTCTTTTTAATATGCCTTAACCCTTCGGTAGCAATAATATCGGGGATATCATACTCTATAAAATGTGCCGTTTTTTTGGCTAATTCCTTTAAATCAAGGTGTAAGTCCATGTTAATAGGTATTTGGGTACGATTTTCGACTCCCTAATTTTAAAAACCCTTCATGCTCTTGGGTAGTATCTTCCAAAAGAGGTAACGCCGTATTTATTTTTCCGGCACTTACCTTTTCTAACCAGTTCATTGCTTCATCATGTTGCCCCTTTAATACTTCATCATATTGCGAGGAACGAATACAATACAATTCAAATACCACACAACTTTTTATATGCTTTAGCAGGGTTTTATGTCGTTCTTCCCCTTCTGTACTAAAAATCACATCAGTATCATAGTTGGTTAAAGCATCTTTAAAAACATCTATTTCCTGTGCGATTACTTCGGTAACGGTATCATCATCATAATTCGTAATAACGTCTATTACATCGCCTCGACGTTTAGTTTTAAGTTCTGATTTTGTTAAAAATGCCATTAATACACATATTTTTTTGGTAATGAATTGTAACACCAAGTTTCAAAATCTAACCTGTATGCCATAATACCACTACTTGGATTATCTATTGCTTGCTCTCTGGTTAAATGCAATGCTTTAAAATTTTGTCCCTGTTTACAATGCAAGGTTTCTACAACGTTGTCTATTAAATCAATTTCATTAAAACCCCCGCTCTGATCGGTAGTACCTTCGTGCTGGTGTGCGAAACCATCTTTTACATATAAGTATATGGATATAGTGGCTTTACCTTCTTGATTATGATTGGTCATGGTTTCCCAATCAATGGTACCTATTTCAATCAAACAAGCAGTATACAGATTCCCGTACACCTCTGGTACATTGTTTTCAAATTGTCCCTTTTGCAAGTCGATCAATTCCAACCTTTCAATAGTCTTTAAATAGCCTTTAATCACTATATACATTTCTTTTCTAACTGTCATTTAGTATGAAGTTTTACGTTTCTTTTTTCCTATATGTGGTTTTGGTCGCTCTTCTTTTTGAGAATACCCAAATAATACCCGCCCTTTTCGTACACCATTTTCCAGAACGTCTAAAATATCATCCGGTGTTTTGCACCCTTTTTCAAAGGCTAGAATATGCTCAATAGCTTTATCCATATCCTCGGTATCCCTTAGGCTATCATCAAAAGTTAATAGTCCATACATAAAAGCCCCTGTTAAAGTGGCTATTATTTTGTCATGTTTATCTCCTGATGCATGGTCGGGTTGTGGAATATCCACACCGCCGTATTGCTCACAAGCGACCAGCCAATCTGGCTCATATACTGCCTTTTGTGATGCCGTTGCATCGTAATACGAATTGATAGACATGCCTTTGGCATTAAACTCACTTTTCCATTTGTAGTGCATCCCCATTGCATCGGGTCTATCGCATTGTCTGTTAAATAACCGTAGCACATGCGCTCTGCCTTTTTCAAAACCTATTATCCCGCCACCTTTAAAATCCCCTTCTTTGGTATAGGATAAATCCCAAAATTCTATAAGGCAATCCCAAATTTTATTACCATGCGATTTTTTAAAGCGTATCCATTTTTCTTTAAACCGCTTGCCTTCTTCTACTGGGTTATTAAAATCCTCTCTTTGGCTGGTATGGTAATCGGAATCATTAACAATAGCCTCGCATTCCTCGGCAGTATACCGCTCGTGCCATGTTGGTGCATAGGTTTGCTCATTACAGAGGTTAATTGTGGAGATCGAAAAATTATCAGACTTTTTGTATTTTTCGGCATAGCCATCCAAAATACCATTACGAACAATGTAATTATTACAAAAAACACGTCTGTAACGCCCTCTTTGCCCTGCTTTTCCTAAATCCCCGGTCAGCTTTTGTACATTCTCTTTGGTAAGCTCAATATTTTTGGCTTGTTTTCTGTCCTCCAAATCGTCCATACTCACAAAATCGGGGCGACGTAAATTTTTGTTAAGCCCCCTGAATGGCTGGTTTAATCCTAAAGCTTTAAAATAGGTGTTATCCAAAGTTTCAAACTCCCCGTCTGACCATTTCCCATATTTTACTTGATCTCCAAAATCTTTAATATATCGCTCGTTACTCTCTAGTTGGATTTGCAAATTTGATAGTAAGTTATTAGCATGATCTTGTGTTCTGCCAATCAATACCCCGAATTTTAATTCGTTGTTTTCTTTTAGGTGTGTGGTATTCCCTAAATTGGTATGCGTGGATTTTGCGGAACCTCTAAACCCTCTACGTTGCTGGTTAGCAAGTGGATTATAAAAAATCTCTAAATACCACTCCAAATGAAACCACGAACTTGGTGCATCGGCTAGTCCCAAAGAAGAGTTAACCCCAAAATAGTAATCGAAATACTCGATATAATTTTCAGGTTTCAAAAGGTGTTTAATACGTACCTCTTGCTCTTCTGCCGTTTCTTTGACCAGACTATTATAGGTAAGTTCACGAACACGTTTTGATTCCCGTTCGTACCTGTCCCAAGCTTCTTTTAATTCCGTTTTTGTCATTAGCGCATCGTATTCATGTGTTCATCCTGTAACTCACGTATCTTTTGTATAAAAGCAAGTTCCTTTTTTCTTTTCTCTGGTTTAACTTTAATAGCTTTATCTAATAGAAAGTTGATAAAGTCGTTATAAGCTTCCATAGTAAGCACTGCCTTTTTTTCGGGATCATCTAGTTTATTCCAAGCAGATGCCAGTTTACTGACACTATCCGCAGTATATGGCATGGGTTTCCCATTTTTTGCCGCAATAATACATTTACGGATAATGCTTTGTATTTCTTTTGGTGAAATCTTTGCATTTTCCTTTTCGGCATCCCAATCATTTTCTTTTGCCCATTTCCGCAAGGTGCTAATACTAATTTTCACCATTTCAGAAATGGTTTGTATAGAATAGCCCCTTATAAAAAGGTTTACTGCTTCCTCTTTTTTCTGGTCTCGCTCTTTATTGGTTATCCGTCCTTTTTTACTCATAAGTATTATCCTTGTTTGTACGGTGCATCTACATCTATATTACCATTGCTGTTCAATCGAAGCGTTTTAACATACATGCCGTCGTATTCAAAATTTCGTTTAATATTAGAAAGCACTTGTTTTGGAGTTTCACTAAGTAAAGCCTCGACAATACCCACCCCTATTTCTGGTGATTCTTTAAACTCTCCTTTATTTGCAATAATAATATGCTCTTGATGTTGCAGGGAGGCATCACCTAGCAGCATATCGCCATTTTTAAACTCTAGGTCTCCGTTAGTGTTTAGCTTAATATCATTCATACTGCAAAGTTGTATTACTCTGGGTAAATTGTAAAATTCCTCTCCAATGGTTGGGCGAAATCGATACAACCATTGGGCAAAAACGGTACAACCGTTGGGCAAGAATTTGCCCACAAGCCAAACACTCCACAATTTTGCCTAAGATTTATTAAACATCAAATCGCAAAAATTATGGCAGATAAGCCCAATACATTTTTAGTTTCTGACGAGTCCGTAAATAGATATGGATACCGGGTATTAACGGGAGGGATAGACATGAAGCAGTTTAAGAAAAACCCTAATATGTACTATCTACATGATCGTTTTACCTATGGTGAAGCAAAACCAAGAATTACGGTTATAGGGCGTTGGGAAAACATACGAAAAGAAGGCGACAAACTCTATGCAGACCCCGTTTTTGATGAAAAGGACGAGTTTGCTATGAAAGTAAAAAGTAAGGTAGATGGCAACTTTTTAAGAATGGCTAGTATCTCTGTCAGTCCTATAGAAAAGTCAGAGGACAAAAAACACCTGATTGCTGGTCAAACCAGACCAACAGTTACCAAATCAGAACTTATTGAAATCTCTATAGTAGATCGTGGCGGTAATAATAATGCCTTGAAATTATGTGACGCCTTCGGCGAACTTAAAGACGTAGAAAAAGAGTTACCACTACTCGAATTAAGTACTAATATAAACAATAACAACATGTCAGATTTTAAAACCATTGCATTGGCTTTAAAGTTAGATGCTAATGCTTCTGAAAGTACCATTTTGGAAACCATAGGTAATCTACAAAAAGCAGAAGTACAATTAGCAGACTTCACCAAAAAACAAAAAGAGACCCAAGAAAAAGAAGCTATTAAACTTGTAGACCAAGCAGTAGAGAAAGGCATTATACCCGATGCTTTAAAAGATGCTCAAATCAAGCTATTCGCTACCGATTTTGAGGGGCAAAAAGAAGCTTTTGAAAGCTTGCTGTCAAAAGATCAAGAGGACGAGTTAGACACTTCAAGAAACCAGCAACTTGCAGACTTTACCAAAGGAATCAAAAACGGAAAAGGTAAGGCAGTCGAGACAGAAAGTTATGACTATTTACAGAAGCATAACCCTGCCAAATTAAAACAGTTAAAGGCTGACGACCCAAAAACATATAACGAGCTTGTAGCTGGTTATACAAGCGGAATACGATACAATAACCCTAAAAACTAATAAAATGCCAGGATTACAAAAAGAAATATGGATTGCAGATATCCAAGAAAACCCAATCCCTGACCACTCTTTTGTGGGTGCTTCAACTGATGTAAGCGAACATGTTGACAACAACACATTACATTTACAGGAGGCTGGTATAGAGCCGGGAGTACACGAGGATTATTTTGCAAATACCTCGGATGAGTTACCCGTAGCCGAAATCGAAGATATACCACATGAGGTTACTTTAAAAACCTATTCAACAGAACAAACACGCCACCGCGATTTAGAAGATGTAGAGTTGTCCTACGATAAAAAAGCATCGGTTATCAACAGGCACAAAACTTCATTAGCCAAAAATATAGGGAAACGTGCCGCTTTCTCTTGGACTCCGGCAGCAACGAATGAGTTTAACAAACTAATGCAATTAGGGGGTGGTTCTATTTTGAATACTATTATAGATTTACAATTATTCTATGATACGCATGATATGGCAGAAAACCTAAACTTATGCCTATCCCCGGATCATTTAGCACGTATCAGAAAAGAAGATAAAAAGCTCTACAAAGAAATCTTTTCAGAGAAAAAACCGGAATTGTACGGGTTTAGATTATTCAAATATTCACAAACTCCAATATTTACTTCTACCGGAACTAAAAAACCATTTGGGGCAGTTGCAGAAGCTGGGGACGTACGAAGTTCCTTTTCTTGGTGTTCTGATGAAACTTTTAGATGCTTTGGAGATACACAGATGTATGAAACATTAAAACATTCAGGCTTTCAAGCTGATTTATTATCCTTTGCGCAGCGCGCTTTAGTGGGAAATAAAAGAGCGCAAAATGTAAAGTATTTAGGAGGTCTCATTTAAAACTTTAAGTAATGTTCGGAAATAAGAAAAATGAAGATAATAAGGAGACATCTACTACTAAACCAGTAGACTCTAAAGGAAAAACACCCCAAGCCAACACAAAGGAAAAACCGAAGGAAAACAAAGCCGATAAGATCGCACAGTTATTTAAAAATAACCCACTGCGCAAAGAGCTATTTCAAACATCTGACGGGTATTTCTTTATTGATAAATCATTAGCCAAAAAACATGCTGCTACTTTAAAATCTAAAAAAGTAGAAGTAATTGCCAAGACACAAAACAAGCCGTCAGTAGATGAGTCAGAGGATTAAATATGTAGTGGTTCATTGCACAGCTACCCCTTCGGGCAGAGAGGTCACCAAAGCCGATATTGAGCGTTGGCACCTCTCGCCCGAACCTTCGGGTAGAGGATGGAGCCGTGTAGGGTATACTGATCTTATCCAATTGAACGGAGAGCTTATTAACCTGACTCCTTTTGATCAGGATGTTATCGTACAAAACCACGAAATGACTTGGGGAGTCAAAGGAATAAACAAGGTGAGCCGACATGTAGTTTATGCCGGGGGTTGTGATGCAAAGATGAATCCTAAAGATACCCGGACAATCCAACAAAAAAAGGCTTTGGAAACCTATGTAAAGTACATGGTGTTAAGACACCCACATATTAAAATAGCAGGACATAACCAGTTTGCAAATAAATCGTGTCCGAGTTTTGATGTTCCTAAATGGCTTAGAAGTATTGGTATCCATTCTAAAAATATACATCTATGATAAACTGGAAAAACACAACGGAAAATTTAGGACTGATCTTAATTACAGGTATTGTATTTGGCAGTTTAGGGCTTTTTGGAGGGTTTAAGATATCTGTACAAACTGCCGAGAACATGTTAGAACAACAAAAATCAATCATAGAGTTAGCCATTAAAAAAGAAACAACGGCAATTACCAACTCGGTAACTACTCAAATTGATAAGATCAAGAGTAAGAAGTCTGAACCTATTAATATCGTAATAGACCCTCAAACCAATAGTGTGATAAGTGATAGAGATACCACACAGGTAATTACAGTAGAAAAGAAAAAGGGGTTTTTCAAACGATTATTCAAAAAACGTAAAAACGAAAACAAATGAACGGATTACCAAAAGTTACCATAAACATAGGAAACGGCAACCTTAATCAAACCGCGCAGACCGCCGATGGTGTAGTAGGTTTAATCATTACAGGGGTGGCAGTTTCGGGAAGCTCTAATGTATCTACGGGAGAGGCATACCAAATTTTTAGCTTAATAGAGGCAGAAGATTTGGGCATAATAGAAGATAGTACCAACGATTTTGCTTGGAAACAAATACGAGATTTTTACAGTATCGCCAAAACAGGAGCCGAATTATGGTTTATGCTTATTACAAGTACTACAACAATGGAAAAGGCAGCCGATGAAAACCAAACCTTTGCTGCAAAATTATTGGCAAAAGCTAAAGGACGTATAAAGCAATTAGCGATTAGCCGTAAATCTACGGGAACCGTTACCGCTTTGGAAGGTTTGGACGAAGATGTACATAAGGCGGTACCAAAAGCTCAACAACTTGCCGAGAGTTTTGCATTACGCAATAGACCACTACGTATTTTATTGGACGGTAAAGATTTTACTGGTACCATTTCCGATCTAAAGGATTATACCGAAGATACCAAAAACCGTGTAGCCATTTTAATGGGTAATAATGATGGTAGTAAAAATGCTTCGGTTGGACTCTTTTTAGGGCGTAAAGCGGCAAGCCCCGTACACTACAATCCCGGACGAGTAAAAGACGGTGCCATTATTGATATAGAAGCCTTCTTTACAGACGGTAGCAATGTTGAGGATTTAGAGGCGGGTTGGGATGCAATCCATAACAAAGGCTACATTTTCTTTAAATCATTTACAGGGAGAGCTGGGTATTATTTCACACACGCTATTAGTTTAACGAAACTCACGGACGATTATAGAAAAATACCGTATGGTTGGGTTATAGACAAAGTACATGTATTAGCCTATCAAACCTATGTCGATGAAATATTAGAGGTTATTCCGGTGGCGGAAAACGGGCAAGTACATCCGGGATTAGTAAAAAGTTGGGAGAGTAAAATAGAGACGACCATAAACCAGCAAATGACGGCAAATGGTGAGATATCGGGAGTGCAGGCATACATCAATCCAGATCAACCTGTATTATCTACTGGGGAATTAAAAGTAAATGTAGAAGTGTTACCTGTAGGGTATGCCGAATACATTCCCATCAATTTAGGATTTACAACCAATTTAAACCCATAATCATGGCAGATTTTAGTACAAAACAATTCGCTTGGAAAGATATAACTATAGTATTTGGCGGTCGTGTTATCGACGGAATAACCAACGTAGAATACTCCAAGAAGAAAAACAAAGAAGCTCTATTTGGAAGGGGTAACAAACCTTGGGTCATCCAGCACGGAAACTTTGAGTATGAGGGGAAAATAGAATTATGGCAATCCGAGATCAATGCTTTGGAATTATCGGCACCAGATGGAGAAATATTAAACATGGAGTTTGATATGACAGTTGCCTACGTTCCTGAAGGATTAGGGTATACCGTGATAAAAACCTTAAAAGGGTGTCAGTTTACCGATCAAACCGAAGGGATGCAACAAGGGGATACACACATGAAAGTAGAATTACCCATCATGTTTTTAGACATTAAAAAACATTTATAAATAACAACCTCAATATGAGAGGTTAAAATTATCAAAAACGCAATGAAACAAGTATCAGATAAGCAAATACAGGAGTGGAAAGAAAAATACGGGGGTGGTGTCATTCTCGATGCAAAAGATAAAGGGTGTTATTTAAGAAACCCCAGTATGCTGGACTGGAAAAGAGCCATGAGCCTATTAGAAGAAGATGGAGAAAACGCTATGGCATTAAGTTTACTTAGTAGTTGTTGGTTACAAGGGGATGAAGCCATTAAAACGGACGATACCTATTTTTTACCCGCAAAAAAGAAATTGGTAAAACTATTTGAGTACCCGGATGCCAAAGTAGAAAAGCAAGGAAATGGTTACACTATCGAAATTGAAGGTAAAGTATGTAAGGTAAAGCCTATTACCCGTGAAGAGTTGGATTGGGCAGAAAATAAAAACCCCTCAAACAAACCTTTTGTTACAGATGAAAAACTATTCGATTCCATCAAAATTGAAGCGGACAAGGCGTATAACGACAAAAATAACGCTACCTATCGTTTTCCATTATATAAGGCTTTAGAAGAGTTACAAAACCAAAAACGTGTAACGCTAAAAAAGTTTTAGAGGAGGCTATTATAGATACCTCCGACACTACAGCTACAGAATTAGCCGAAGGGTTTAATATCCGGGAAATCAATGCAGCAATTCGGGTGTACTTACGAGTATCTCCCGAATTGCTTACCGACCAGCAGTGGGCAAGACATATCATGGATTTACATTATATCAAAACTGAAGAAGCAAAAGCCAATAAAAAGAAGTGAAAGCCTACGAATACATCATAAAAATACGAGACAAAGCCTCTACATCTTTACGTAGTATTGCTAGGCGTGCAGGAACTACGCAAAATAAACTTAGGGGCATGGTTGCACGTATGCGTAGTGCATCTATAGAAGGCTCTAAAATGGGAGATGTTTTCTCCAAGTTGGGAAAAGTATTGGCAACGGTATTTATTGTCGGCTCGCTAAGTAGTTTTCTATCCAATGTGATTAGTATACGTGCCGAGTTTGAAAAATACGAAGCTGTTTTAACCAATACTTTTCAATCTGCCGAAGCTGGGCAAACGGCAATGAATATGATTAAAGACTTTGCCGCTAAAACGCCTTTTCAGTTAAACCAGTTAACAGGAGCATACGTAAAACTGGTAAATCGGGGATTTGTACCTACTAAAAAGAACATGACCTCACTAGGGGATTTGGCAGCTTCACAAGGGAAATCCTTTGACCAGTTAACCGAGGCGATTTTAGATGCAGAAACCGCAGAATTTGAACGATTAAAAGAGTTTGGTATTAAAGCCAGTAAAGCAGGAAATAAGGTAACCTTTGCTTTTAAAGGAGTTAAAAAAAACGTAGACGCCAATGCAAAAAGTATTCGTAAAGCAATTTTAGGTTTTGGGGATATGAAAGGTGTTACCAGAAGTATGGCAGCTATAAGCAAAACTTTGGGCGGGCGGTTATCCAATCTTAAAGATAAATGGAACAACCTGTTAAATTCGATCGGTAAAAATGGTGGCGGAGTATTCGGTTCTGTTATAGAAGCTTTGGGCAAAGGAATTGATTTTCTACAGCGCAACTTACAAAATATTACGGTTTGGTTTGGGCATGTATGGGGTGCGATAACACGAATGTTTGACCCCTTGCAACGTTTAATACAAGATGCCTTCGGTTTTAAAAATAGTGCCGATGCGGTCACAAATTCCCTTAGTTGGCTTAACACTGCCTTTTCGGGTATTGCTTGGGTGATTGATTTGGTGTCTACCGGGGTAAGTACCATTATCAATTGGTTTTTAGGACTACCAAAACCAATAAAAAATATCGTTTACGGACTAATAGCTTTTAAGGCAGCTATATGGCTGGTTAATCTTGCAATGTACGCCAACCCGGTAGGTTTGGTTATCGCAGGAATTATGCTATTAATTGGTGTAATTGGTTTTGCTTCAAAATATATTACAGGTTGGGGACAACTCTTTGATAATATGGGAGAAAAACTAAAAGGATTTGGCAAGGCTATAACCTATTACATTGTGGATAGGATGAAAGAATTACTAAAAGGGGTCATAGGGATAGGAAAAGCCTTAATGCATTTTTTTAGAGAGGAATGGTCAGAGGCATGGGAAACTGGAAAAAATGCCGTCCAAGATTTGTCTGGGGTAAAAAGCTCTAATAAACTAATTAAGGAAACCTTTAAAATTTCGGGGCTAAAATTCGATGCTAAACAACTAAAAAAAGACTTTACCTCATTAAAAGACAAGTTTTCTAATGCTACAGGTAAAAAAGGAGTTACAGGCGATTACGGGAAAGATGTCGTAGGCAAGTTCGGAAATAGTACCGTAAACCCTTCGGGTGATGGAAAAGAGACTAGTACAAGCGGAATAGCAGGGATTACCGGAGGTGGGAAAAAACAAACCCATATTACGATCAATTTAGACAAGTTACAGGATACAACAGAAATACACACCGTGAGTCTGGATGAAGGGATAGAAGAATCCGAGGACAGGTTAATAGAAATGTTCTTACGGGTATTAAATAGCGCAAACCAGATACAAACAGGATAACATTAATATGGCACTAAATACATTTGACATACGAAATTTGACAGCTAACCATTATTTAGCACTCCCTTACCCGGAATTTGTGATAAAAAAAATTATAAACACCAATCTATCGGTTAGTGATATTGGTACCAGTGATATCAATAACCCTTTAGGAACTCCTTATTTTATGGATTTTTATTGTACGCTCCCTGATTTGGGTACTGTTCGCTTACCTAATGAACCCCTTGTAAAATTTAGTTTTCGTAAAAACATTGTTAAAACGGTTACTGTAGGTACCAAACGTAAAGGAACTGTAAAAGAATACATCTCGGCAGACGATTACCAAATAGAACTTAAAGGGGTTTGTATTGACCCTGAAACACCGGAACGCTACCCATCGGAGCAAGTAGAAGTAATCCGTAAGCTATCAGAAACAAATGAAGCCATTGAGATTGACAACGATATTTTACGCCTGTTTGGTATATACAAAATGGTGGTAGAATCGGCAAGTTATTCCGATATGCCCGGAGTACCTGGAGCACAAGCCTATACCATTAGAGCAATAAGCGACGAGGATTTTTATGCAGAATTACAAAATAGAGATTTAAACGGTTTATAATGTTTGTATTAGAGAGTAAAATAGAAATAGGAAACTTGGTATTTAACGAGGTGGTAGATGTAAAAATTACCAGATCGGTAGATGTACTCAGCGATACCGCAGTTATAAAGTTGCCTACTTCATTTGTCTTAAAAGATACCAATCGAGAACTAAACACCTCTAAGGCTATACTATCGGGTAATCCGGTATCAATACGATTAGGATATAAAGATAAATTTAGTCGTATAGCGTTTACAGGGGTTGTTACTACAGTTAAACCGACTACGCCCGTTGAGATACATTGTGAAGATGCTGTTTGGCACCTAAGACGTACTACGGTTAATAAGGCATTTACAAATACAACACTAAAAGATATTTTAAGAGAGGTCGTTAAAAAAACCAACATCAAATTATCGAATAATATCCCCGATGCCCCTATTAAAAAATATCTTATCAAAGATAAAAACGGAGCGCAGGCACTACATCAGATAAAACAGGATTTTGCTTTAAATGTATTTTTAGATGACCAAGGAAAATTATTTGCAGGACTACAACAAACCGAAGGAGCAGGAAAGCAGGTTACTTATGATTTAGAATATAATATAGTTTCCCACAACCTCCAATTTGTTAAAGAAGGAGATATACGGGTAAAAATAGTTGCTAAAGCAATATTACCTGATAACACCCGAATTGAAGTTGTGGTAGGTGATTTAGATGGAGAACAGAGAACATGGACAACCCATAGTATCGATAACAAAGAAACATTAGAAAAATTTGCTTTAAGTCGATTACAACAAGCCCAATATGTAGGATTAGGCGGAACTATAACAGGGTTTTTAATTCCGTTTGCAGACAGGGGCATGACCGCTCAAATTATAGATGAAAGATACCCCGAACGAGAAGGAAAATATTTTATATCAAAAGTAGTAATACACTTTGTAAATCGTGGAGCCAGACGCATTATAACCTTAGGACAGAAAGTAAGCACATGAGAAAAGAAAAGGAAATACAAAGCCAGTTTAGGAAACTTATGCAAAATGAAATACAAACATTTCCAGCAAAAGTAAAAATGGTGTATAAAGAAGATAAATTAATTACTGTAACAGATACTAATGATTTTGATTATGAATCTGTAAGGTTATCGGCAATAATCTCCAAAGGAGATAAAATTGTAGCCTACCCAAAACAAGATAGTTGGGTATTGGTTTCTATCATAAACAACATTGAAAACGAATTATTTGTGTCAGCATTTTCAGAGGTTGAAGAGATCGAAGGAAAAATAGAAAGCACCTCTTTTTTAATTAATAAGGAAGGATACAAGATTGGCAGAGAAGAGGAAAACTTAAAAGAAGTATTTGACGATCTAATAACAGAATTTGGAAAGCTATGCGATGAATTGGCAAAGGTTGTGGTAAGCATAGGCGTTACTCCAAATGTACCTATAATTAACCAAATAAAACAAGAAGCTACAGTAACGATTAAAAAGCGTTTAAACACGATTTTAACATAGATTAAATGGCATTTAGACAAAACAACATTAAAAAGCGAATTAGAAGCGGGATTAATTACCATTTTAAGTAATCCACAAACCAATAGTAATGTAAATACTATTGCCCGAGAGTTAGCTACTTTATTGTCAAATAAAATAGATGATTACGTAAAAACGGGTAACGCAGTTGGTGTAGATACTCGCGGAGACGGACATAACTTAACCCTACAATAAGATGAAAGAATTTTTAGTAAACCATATAGAAACCATTTTAGCATACCTGTTTGGAGCCGGTGGTTTATTTAGTGCATGGACAGAGCGAAAAAAACGGAAACAGGAATTTGTACAGGCAGAGACACAAAACCAACAGCAAGTAGTTGATTTATACCAAGAAGCTTTAGACGATCTAAAGAAACGTTACGATGAAAAATTTAGCGAACTGGAAGGTGAATTAAAACAACTCCGTACTAACCTTGATCTATGGAAAGGTAAATATAGAACCTTAAAAAGAGAGTTTGATACATACAGAAAAGCACACGAGAATTAATGAAAACGACCATTTTAAAAAGACAAAACCTACTAGATATTGCATTACAAGAATATGGTAATGTCACGGCGGTCTTTGATTTGGCTTTTAGTAATGGTTTTTCGATAACTGATATCGTAGAAACGGGAAGTATTCTAAACATTCCAGAAAGTAAATACAAGGATATCGAAATATTGAATTTCTATAAAAGAAGGGATATAAAACCAGCAACCCTAAATCCTGACATAAACAGTGGCAACGAAGCTACAGGAATAGGAATTATGCAAGTGGAGAGTATAACAAACACATTTAAAGTAGGATAAACAGGTAAAACAGTGTTCTATTAAAAACTATTAATAATGAGAAAACCCTTACATATAATAAAAACATGGTTTGAGACTGGGGACATACCAACTGAATCCCAATTTAGGGATACTTGGGATAGCTTTCACCATAAAGACAATGGAGAGGTAATAGTAGATAAATCTGTAAACCAAAAAGGGGATGTAAGTTTTAAATTTTCAGACGGAGAAAGTTTGACCATAGAGAAATTTATCCCCGATGTAAGCAAACCAATGGAATATATTGACGGGTTGGTCGATAGTTTGAGTAGAATCCGAAGAAACATAAATAATATTAGAAGAAACAAGGTTGACAAAGAGGATGGCAAAGGATTGTCAGAAACTAATTTCACCCAAGCCGAAAAGGATAAATTAGAAGGTTTAGAAAACTATACCCCTCTTACTTCACAACCTATTTCCTTTATAGAAGGGTTACAAACAATTATCAATGAACTGAACCAAAATATCAGTTTAAAAGTAGATAAAGAGGATGGTAAAGGTTTGTCTGATACTAATTTTAGCCAAGAGGAAAAAGATAAGTTAGCAAATTTGAATCCTGATTTAAGGGTCTATAACCTTTCAAACGCTACTACATTTTTAAATCACACTTATTTTGGTAGAAAGGTGTACGGTGTCCTGTTAGAAGTTCCCAATAGCCAAGATGGTAATTATATTATAGAGCATAACCTAAATGTTCTAACATATTTAAGAATTGAAATAAGGGAAAATGGACTACCTCTTAACAATACAGGGCAAATCGCCAGAGAAGATTTAGCAAAACTGGTGTATAATGACAACGCAGGGACTATTACCCTTACCAAAGATACTATTGCTACAAGCGGGTACCAAATACTGGAAAACAAATTAATATATGTTGAATATATAGGGTTAACCGAAGGGGTCGGGGCTGATACGGTAGGCACAACGCCAATTGGGGGATAAATACAAGTAAACAAATAAAAAATAAAAATAATGGCAGTTAAAACAATCACAGAATTAAAAGAGCTTTGGATAGACGGATTTATACCCGATCAAAACGATTACATTGATCTTTTTGACACTATGGAAAGTATGGGGGCTAATTCAGGTTTAGAGTTTATGGATAGCATACCTGTTAAAACAGGTGTTTTGGGAGATAAGGAAATCTATAGATTTATACAGTTAGTTGAAAACCCTTCATTTCAAGATGTTATACAAATGCCAATCCCAGAAGGTGCAGAAATAATGTCTTTTTCAGCGAAATACAGACAAGATACTGAGCCGCATGGAGAATATATAAACATTGAAGCTGAAACCGTAGAGACCCCACAAAACAGGTTCAATTTACGGGTTACTGATGTGACCTATATTGACGATACAGCAATGCCCGTTAGTGTAGCATCTTTTAAAGCACACTTAGTAGAGGAAATTGAAGGGGGAAATACCTACACTTTAAACTGGGAAGGAACACCAGTAACCTTAAATATAGATACCAGCTATGCTAAATCTTTTAGAGTAAAACCGAAAAAAGTCGAATTAACACCTAATGATTATAGGTTAGCCCAACAAGATGACACATCTTATCTAAATATGAACACTTCCGTTGGAGCAGCTAACGGAAAGGTAAGGTATGATAAGTTCCAAAGTGTAACTAGAAGAAAAATATTTGACCTTCCTTTAATTGCCGATACACAAGGATATTATGTGGAAACTAAAAACCTGTATGCAGACACCGAAAGGCTTTTTATAAGTTGTGAGTATTTGTTAGCTCCTGTTAGAGTCAAATCAAAATCAAAGTAAGTAATGGCTAGAACATTAAACGATATACAGCAAAGTATTTTAGACAAAAAAACGGAAGCCGTAGAATTGTCTGTATTAGAGGTATTAACCACTAATGAACAAAATACCATATCTAATCTTACCAGCACCTCAAAAGTGGCGATATGGAGATTATGGGTGTATATTGTTGCTTTTGCTGTTTGGACGTTAGAAAAACTTTTTGATTTCTATAAGGTAGAAGTAGACCAACGAATAGCAAAAAACGAAATACATAATTTCCTGTGGTATAGAAAAAAGGCTTTAGAATTTCAATACGGACATGCCTTAATTCCTGAAACTGATTCTTACGATAATACAGGCTTGGTTATTAGTGATATTGAAAAAAGTAAAATCATAAAACATGTAGCCGTTATCCGAAAGATCATAAGTGGTCATGGTTTTTTAGAATTAAAGCTCGCTAAAGAAGACAACAACCAATTAGTACCCTTAGAAGCTCCCGAAATGGAAGCCTTTAAAGCCTATATGTTTTTGGTTGCTGATGCAGGAACCTATATACAATATATTTCCCTGGCCCATGATAGTTTAAAACTGGTTTTAGAAATACAGTATGACCCGCAAATATTATGGCAGGATGGAAGCCGAAAAGATGGTACTGACAATACCCCCGTTATTAAAGCTATAAACGAATTTTTATATACACTTGAATTTAACGGGGAGTTAATATTAACCAAGCTCGCCGATTATTTGCAAAATGTAGAAGGGGTAAAAATACCTAAAATACGGGAAGCATATTCTAAATACGGAGCTTTTGATTATGAAATTATAGACGAAACTTATATAGCAAGAGCCGGGTATATGCGATTGGATTTGGATAATACTACAATAAATTACATACCTCGTGAACTTTGACAAGATATACATAATAGACTATGACAAACTAATTGTTTGGTTGCTGCCAACTTTTTTAAGAAGGGTTAAGCTCTTTATGTGGTTGCAAGTACTGATTACACCAATAGGAGAGCTTTATAATAATTTTCTGAAATATCGTAAACGGGTGAATTATAAATTAAGTCATAACTCACAGGTGTGTTATTTACAAAAGGTAATGAATGATTCATTTGATAGTGAGTTAAAACGTATTTATATCGAAAATGGTATCTTTTTACAAGCTCTTTATATATACACCCCACAAGAAGAATTACCCGTTTATATTGGTAGGGAATACATAATATATAGTGACGAGGATTTAGTCGGAGGGCAGGATGATTTTATAGTAGTTGTTCCTGTTCAATTAAAACCATCATCTACCATAGCATTAGAGGGGTTTTTAAGTGATATGAAAGCATTAATTAATGAGTATAAACTAGCATCAAAAACATATAGTATAAAATGGATAGAGTAGAATTATATAGCGGTGGTTTCCCGGTAACCACCACTACCTTTAATTTTTTACAGGAAGCCTACGGGAAGGCAATAAGCGCATTAACAGCATTAGGAGGAGAAACATTTATTTTGGAGGGTGTACAGGTAGTCGGTGGCAATGTCACAGATGGTACCATTGTTTATAATGGGGAGTATCTGCCATTTGTGGGAGGTTCGTTTAATAACACTGTTGGTATATACGAAGATGTGGAAGAAGTCGCCTATAATCAAGATAATGATAATGACGGTAATTTAGACCTGAAACGCGCATACGTTAAACGATACGCTAAATGCGGAACCGATGGTTTAGAGTCTTTTAATTTTAACCTGTTAAAACGCTTTACTCCACTTACAGGATTATCGATGCCTATAGGGTCAATAATGATGTGGAGTGGTTCGGTTTCAAGCATTCCTAACGGATGGGTTTTATGTAATGGTACAAACGGGACACCCGATTTAAGAGGTAGATTTATTGTAGGTGCTGGGGGTGCATATTCTGTGGGAGCAAGAGGTGGTTTAGATCAGGTTACGTTAACAAAAAGTCAAATGCCTGCCCATAACCATTCAGGAAGCACAAGTAATGCTGGTAATCACAGGCATACTGGCTCAACATATTCAGGGGGTAGTCATAACCATACGTACAGCAAAAGTATTAAAGGGCGTGGTTACGATACTAAAAATGATGATACCCCACATGGAGGACATAAAAATGAGAAAACATCTTATGCAGGAAGTCACACCCATACGTTGAATATGAATTATGCAGGAGGGCATACGCATTCATTTACAACCAATAATCAAGGTAGTAATTCTGCCCATGAGAATAGACCACCATATTATGCACTTGCTTTTATAATGTTTAAAGGATTATAACAATATTATTATGAAAAAGATTTTAATTTCTATCACTCTAGCTGCAATAGCTTTTATTTTATTTATTATACTCGCTCCTTTCGGAATTGTTTACGGGGTTGGAGCTTCTTTTGTTCGTGTTAAGATAGGCGAAGGATTCCAAAAAATAGGAGGGTATTTTAAGAGCATTGCCATTAGTATTGACCAAACAGGTAATGTATTTTGCAAAGAGTTATTTAATGATGTTCTAATAAGCCCTAAAGGGCATCAATTTGGTAATGAAGATGAGACGATAAGCTCTGTATTAGGTAAAAACAAACTGAATAATACACTAACTTGGGCAGGTAAGTTACTAGATGCTATACTAAATATTTTTGAGAAAGATCATTCCGTTATTAGTATTGAACATGACGAATAAGTAAACAGTCTTTAATAGACATTTAACCGCCACTTAATTGTATAATCGGAAAAATGAAATGTACATAATGTAAAAAACAAATGTACACTAAACCTGATATTTTTAATCACCTAAAAATTAACATATAATTTGTTTAATGACTATAAAAAAGCTGCTAAATATAAATAGAATAAAATTTTTGCTAAAAACACTAACGTTATTAGCAGTGTTTTGGCTCTATATTTCTACAATGATCCAACGTTTTAGATGTACTAAAATGACAGAAACAGAGATATTTCTATCTATACCAAGTTCATTTATCTGTAATTGGAAAGATTGTTAGTAAAAACTGTTTAAATAATAGTTGTTGCTGCACAATTCGTTTTAAATTTTAAGACAATTCGATTTGACGATTATATA